GTGCTAGCTGTGGTGACCTGACGCTTGCCGCGAACGACGTTGCACGCCGTCACGCCTTCGCCCAAAGGCTGGCGCAGATCATCCTTCACCAGCTCGCGAGGCGGCAAACAGTTCTGCCCCTCGAGCTTGCCATTACGTCCGTACAGTTGACGGCCAGAGCTTGAAGGCAGAGCGCCACCAGGCGAAGTGCCGAACCAGCGGATCTCATCGACCAGCATGCGTGCGCTGATCTCGTGAATGCCGAGAGCGCGTGCATCGTCGCGATTGGCCTTGCAGTTCCACCGACCGCCAATGGTCAGCACTGACCGCATCAATTGCTTGCGCGGGATGCGGATGGTCTCCTGCGAATAGTAGTTCGTGGCAGAGCTATAGCCAGGCGAATAGATCTGGCTGTAGTAGGTGAACTCGCCGTTAGGGATATCGCCGACCTCTGGCTTGAAAGACTCCTTGTCCTTCAGCGCGATGTACACATCGTACTCGTCAGCGAAGCTATCAGTGTACGAAGCAGGCACGATGCCAACCTGTAGCGTAACACGCTTGCCGACCCACGGCTGGCCTTCTCCGTAGCGCGATGTCTTCTGCGATGTAGCTCCGTCGATATACCAAGGTGCGACAGACAAGTGTTGTACGGGCTTCTTATCGTCGTTGTCGTCATCAATGCCGACTTCGACGTGGAACGCCTGAGCTTCTTGGAAGAAGGTGGGGATCGACTGCGCCGCGTACGCATAGAAGCCACGGTGCCCGAGCGTCAGCAGCGGACGCGGCATCGAAGAACGGTCGAGACCATCCTCCTTGTACTCCCACGTGACGAGGTCTGGAACGCCAGCAGGGCGCGATCCATTGCCTAGAACGCTGTTCGGTCCAATCCAAGGCTCGGACGTGTACAAGCCATAGAAGGCTTCTGTTGGGACGAACGTAATCTCGAAGCCAAAGCCACGGTGATCGTCGCGAAGCATGTTGAGCAGCTCGCGCTGGAACACGCTGTTCTCTGACAGGTCCAAGGTCAGAGCTTCGCCTTCGCCAGACAAGAACATCATGTTCTCGCCGCGACCGCCGCCCTTGCTGATGACATTGCCTAGGGGCGCAAGGAAACCATTGCGCGGCCCACCAATGATCTTCTCCTCGAGCGTGCCGCCTTCGCTGTCGCTGCAAGGCCAGTACGCGACCAGCTCATTGATGTCCGGCTCTGTGACATCACGCAGGTCGAGGGACATGCCAAGGCTCATGCGACGACGCGATACAGGCACGGTCACCTGCGTCACGCCGTTGATGGTCTCGGTCGACGTGTAGTCTCGCGGCGACTTCCAGAACTTAACCTGACCAATCTCGATGCTGCGCTGGTTCCAGCGGAACGCTTGGATCAACGCAGGGAAGTCAGTCACGCCGCCATCGAATACGCTAGTCCAGTTGCTTGGAAAGTTCGAGGCAATCGTGCCGCCAAGCACATTGAAGCCTGCGTTGGGCGCAATCTCGTAGTTGAGGATGGTCAGTACTGCGCCACGCAGATCCGCGTCTTCTGCTGTATAAGCTAGCCGGTATCCACGTAGCGCCTCTTCGTTGAAAGCGCCAATGCCGGTAGAAGCTCCAAGTCCTTCCCAGTTCAGATAGCGTCCAGCGACTTCTACAGCGCCAAGCGTTGCAGCCGGATACACACCAGCCGGATCATAGTTTCCAGGGCCACTTGCCGCGTTGCCGACAAGGTGCGACACCTTGATGAAGCCACGGTCTAGGGTGCTATGCGATGTGTTGAGCGGGATGTAGTTCGGCCCATACAACCCAAGCACTGTGCTGACTGTGCGGTCAGCCATCGAGTAGCCGCCGGCTCGCATCGGCGCACAGTCCGCTCCAAACGGAACGAAGCCTGCTCGGTCCCAAGGCGTGAAGCGCTGACCAAGGCCAAGGAAGATCGGATCCTTGCCGCTGTAGCGAATACCGTAGCGGCACAGGTAGCGCAGCGAATCGTGTGCGCTTGCCGACTCGGTTGCAGCAACGTCGCCAATCGGCCCCTTCAGGATCTCTAGGCCAACACGAGCCGATGATCCACCATCGAAGAAGCTGTGCGTGCTGAAGGCGCCATGCTCTTCCTGCACGTGCACTTGGAAGTAGCCGTTGCCAGCAAAGGTCGGCAGCACTGCGACGCCTTGAGTTGTGCCAGGCGACCCAGAGTCCAACTGCAACTTGACGGCGACGTGGTACGTCTTGCCTGTCTCGACGTAGCGATGGATGACAATGGCGCGATACGCCTGCGTGCTGTACTTGCCTGCTACAGTCGGGTTTCCGTTGTCCAGCGAATAGCGCATATTCGTTGGCAAGTGGTGACCCCAGCCGGCGCTGTCGTACCACATGAACACGAGCGCGTAGTTCGTCGGACGCGGTTGCGGCGCAAGCTCTAGCCCCGCACCTGTTCCGATGTTCACGATGCCCAAGGCCCATGACATCGGCGACGTACGATCACCCCCCTTCTGAATGATCATGAAGCATTCGTCGAGCGCTTCGTCGAAGCCGTTGGGCGGCTTGATCGTGATCGCAGGAGCAGCAATGCTTTCTAGCGTCTCTTCGTCTTTGCCGCCTTCTTCTTCCGTACCACCAGGGTCGGTCTGGGTGTCGTTGTTGGACGGGTTGCTGCCAGTTGCCGGCGCTTCAAAGAACCGCTCCTCCTGCGGCACACGGAAGCTGACGTTGAACTCAAAGCTCTTACCGCGACGATTGTGGTAGGTGCGGTTGTACGGATCGGAAGAAGCAAGGATCGACTCGTACGCAAAGTCCCCGCCGATGTCCGTAGCTTCGTTGTAGGGGATGTACGCATACCCCTGCATCGGAACTTCAACGGGAGTGGTGTCCTGCGCTACACGCCAAGCCAGAGGCTGCGACATCACAGCCATCGGGTTCTTGCTGCTCTTGCAGAGAATCGACGAGGCCGGCGCAGTCTGGTTGTTGAACTTGATGGACCCTTGGGCGGTATCCACCGAACCGCGATCAAACTCTACGTTGAGGCAATCAGGTGTCTGATTGTCGCCAACGAGCGCTTGGTTTAGATAGTCATTGACGCCGCCAGAAAGATCTAGCTGGCGTACAATCCGATAGTCTTCGCGGTCGGGTGCGTCAGCCACATCAGTTCTCTAGCAGGCTCCAGATCAGTGTGCATTCGATAGAAGCGTCGCTGCGTTGAAGAGCGAAGCCACCATGGATCAACAGGCCGTTGCCAAAGTTGTACGTCTCACCAGCAGCCGAGGCATCCATTGAAGGAACCAAATCAACGCTTCCATCAAACGACTTGATGCTCACCGTGTGCGCTCCGCCAGTCTTATGGATGTGCAACGAGTGAATGACTGCGTACTTGTTGCTTCCGTCCAAGAACGCGGCTTTGTTTGCCACGTTGCGTGTAGCAGTGCGCGTGTCTGCGTAAGTGTACAAGGCTCCCGCAGTATCACGCTCGCCCATGACCTTGTTAGTCGGGTAGATCAGGTTTGTTGCCTCGGTATTGTTCCAGTGCATTACACGAGTACAAGCGGCTGCGCGAAAGCTAGTCATCAGTACCACCAGTAGTTGATGCGATCAGGGTCGAACGGTCCGCGATTGTGCAAGGTTCGCTTATACACCGACGGCCCACGCGCATCTCGTGGCCCACCAGCGTACGTCATGAACTTTGATCCTTCCTCGGCAAGCTCAGGCTGGATAGCCCTCATGCCAGGGATGTTATTCTTCTTCTGCAAGCACGCCTGCGCGGTGCGGAGCACCAGGTAGCGGCAGTGCTGGTCAGGCAGCATGACCATCGTCTCGACCGTGTCATCTGCTGCAAGGGCGTTGGTGAACGCGGAATCGAACGTCAGCTCGTGCTGCCGAGCGCCGGACACCAAGGCTGTCGCCGTGCTGTAGATGCAGCGCCGCACGTCACCGAAGTGCGTAGCGTTGATGTTCGAGGTGCTGGTGACCTGCCAGTCGCTGTTGATGTACGCGCCCTCTTCCGGCTCTACCTCGCCGTAGATCGGCGCCGGCAGGTACAGGATGGTCGTGGTCGCAGACACCGTAGCGATGCGCCCCTTGAACATCTTAGGCGGACGGACAGCGACACGCAGGATCAAGTCCTGAGCGGTGCTCTGGTTCCACAACCGAAGGGTGTTGTTGCCCTCCCACGACCAGTGCGATAGACGGTCGTTGGCCACCCACTTCGGGATCTCCATCCCTTGGCGCACACTACCCAGCGGCGACCACTTGTACGGGCTGAAGGTCGGCGTCGATGCCGGATCCGAATCGCGGCGATACACGCGGCAGCACGCCATGACCCAAGTCGGCAGGCGGTACTCCCACACATTGGTCATCAGTTGGGTCGCTGATGCACCATCCACACACATGGTGAAGTTGGAGTACTCCTTGTTCGCCTCCACCATCGTGCGATACAGGCCGCGCAGTTGGCGGTCACCGTGTCGCACGATGGAGGCAATGGGGTACTTTGCTGCGCTCGGATCATCGAGCACATCCTGAACCTCGGCGATGAATTGGCTGACGTTCACAGTACCCCCCTAGTGTTGTAGCGAGAAAGGCTACTGCGCGTCAACCTTGCTTGTCGCGTATGTGCGCTTCAAGCCGGTCGCATGCTCTGCCTTCTCGTGGGCCACACGCCACGCACGCTCCGCAGCCTCAGACTTCTGCTTGGCTTTGATGCGGTCGTTGTGGTGATCCACCTCATCTGAGACCTGTTGCAGGTTCTTGCCCTGCTTCGTCAGGTCACACGCCTGCACCCGCGCAAGGAGGGTCTCTTTGTGGAACGAGCCGAGGAACTCCCCGTTGTCGCCCTCCCAATAGAAGACCGTATCCCATTCGCCGGTGTTGAATGAATATCGCACGACCCGCCAACGCCCAGGCTGCTCGTCGTTGTGCCTACGCACAGGCGACCACCAGATGGACAGGCAAGGATCGTAGTCCCTGAGTGCGCGGCGAGCACGCTCGAGGGAGGCCACAGGCGCCCAGACGGGATCCTGCGGCCTCCACCGAATGGTGCGCCGAGCTACTTCAGACTGTAGTTCGACGCGCTTTCTCACGTGTTGTCTACTGCGGCGTTTGTCCAGAACCAACGCCAGGTCGGCGTAGCTCCAGCGGCGACCGTATAACCGTTGCTCAAGACAACGGCCAAGCCTTCACGGGCAAGACGATTGGGAGTCCAGCCGTAAGGGTTGTTGACAGTGAATGCAACGTCGGCCTGCGTCGTTTGGCCAGCGCCACCGACAACCGTCTTGCATACGTTGATCGCCCAGTTGGCAGGCGCAGTCCACGCACCAACACTTAGCAACTGACAGCCGCCAAGCACTTGGGACGTAGCAACCTTGAAAGGCAACGGACGAACCCATACGGTGTTTGACGTTGCCGTCTCTACCGTAAAGTTAGTACCACAGTCGAGCGTCGGGGTGCCGGCGTTCGCATCGGTACGGGTTACGGTGATTGACTTGATTGCGCTGAATACACGCCAGCAACGGTGAACCGTCAGTGTCGTGGATGTCTTGCCGCCAACTTCTTGGATCGGATCACCAAAGTGGTCCCATCCTTCGATTACGTAGTTAAACGTCGTCGTTGCCACGCTAACGGTGAAGCACGGATTGAAAGGAGTAACGGCAGTAAATCTGCCGACAACCTGCAAACCGTTACCGTTCAAGGTAGCCGCAGTAGCGATGGTCATTGTCTGTTGCACACCAGCCGACGCACTGAGCGTCAACTGGGTTGCACATCCAGCCGCTACCTCAGAAGGCAGTTGCTGGATTTGACCATTCAGCACATCGTACTTGTAGCGCCCACTCAGGCCACTGTTCTTGGTAAGAACTGATGCCATAGAAGTACGCCTCCTTTCAGGATGCCAGTTCGGTCAGAACTGCACCCGTGCGGTTGCGGACTTCCACGATCATGTTGTCTTCCCACGTCCAGCCACGCCAGTACTTGTCGAGGTCTTGGAGACGCTCCCACGTCGTGACGTCACCGCCAACCAACGGCTGGAGCGGCGAAGTCTCGAGGATGTGGAACTGGTCCATGGCCATGAAGTACACGCGGTTCTGGTAGCAGAAGCGATCCTTCACCCAGCCAATGCCGTTGAAGGTCAGCGTCTTGTGGCCACCGGCCAACTCGAGCGTGTTGTTGTAACGCTTGTCCGGCGTCAGCAACTTGACGTACGAGTTGTAGGTCGGGAACGACGAGAGCAGCAACTCCACATTGGCGTTGTTGATTTCTTCGGCGTCCGAGATGGCCTGCTGCATCAGCTCTTCAGTCAGCGGACGGTTACCCGCGCCACCGTTGTCGAGCACGATTGCCTTGTTGAAGTCTTGCGTCGAGGCAATGCCTTGGAAGAACGTGGTCGAGGTAACCACGTCGCTTTCCGCAGCCGACTGTTGCGAGCCGCTACCGACCATACCGTTCAACGTACCCGTGTCCGAGAACACGCCGCCAATACCCATCATTTCACGGCGGTAAGCCGTGTCGCGGATGGGTTGAGCAGCGGTCGGAGTTGCGGTCGAAGAAGCGCGCACAATCCAATCGCCAACTGCGGAGCTGGCAGTGAACGTAATCGCGCTACCAGTCGTGCTATTAGCGGTGATGGTTACATCCGATCCGCTAACAGCCACTTGGTCTACAACGATCACATAGTTGCTGGCATCCCAAGCAGAGGCAACGCCAGCGTTATTGAACTTGGCCAGACGCATACCGCTCTCGATGTACTTGTCGAGCGTACCGGCGGCGCGAGTGGTCGCAGCGCCTTCAATCGACGAGTTCACCTTAAGGGTCAGCGTGGTGGTGGAACCAGCCGTCTTGACTTCAGCAATACGACCCGAACCGTCATTGTGGACCTGACGAGAGCGGTCGATCATGATGTCGTCAATGATGCCTTCCATCTCGATCTGCATCGCTTCGGCATAGGCACCACCGTTGGTCTTACCGTGACGGATGGTGTCGCCGTCCAAAGCGATACGAGCCATACCCTTACGGGTGATGGTCGAGTAGGTAGCAGCATTCTGCGAACCAGGGTCAGGGATCAAGCCACCGTAGCCCACGTTGTTGAGGCCGGTCGAGCGGCCATAACGCACGGGGAATACGATGAAACGGCCCGAGACCGCTTGGGTCGGACGCTTGTCGATCATGCTCAAGAGCACGTTCGAGTTGTTGCGAGCGTCCGGCAGGAGTTGAAGGAAGTAGTTAGTTAGGAGATGGTCGTAATACGCTTGTCCTGATGCGTACTTTACGCCGTTGTCGGCTGTCACAGACATGGATCAGTCCTTAGTTTGGTTGTGAGCTACTGCACACCGTTCTTTAGCTGGCTCACGAAGTTCTTAAAGCCTGAGCGCCACTGTCCACTCTGCAGCTCCTTGGCGGAAGGCTTCTGAGGAGCGTTGCTAGTGAGGCCAGGGGTGCCGGCTGTAGGCGGGATACCAGCTAGTTGGGATGTGTTTGCAGCCCGTTGGTCACGTTGCGAAGACATGAAGTCGGAAAGCATGTCGGCTTGCATCGCGTGCAGCTCGGCAGCAACCTCCTCCAGCGGCTTATTGGGGTTAGCCATTTGGTAAGCCGCGACCACAACCTCCGCTTGTTCCCGTGCCTTCGCGTTGCCTTGGTATAGCGGCATTGCTCCAACCACGGACTTGATGCGATCCATGTGCGACTTGGTGGTCAACTCGTCGCGGAACTTTGTGAGATCCGCGAGCTGGCTCTGGATTCGCATGAGATCTGATCTGGTCTGCTTGGTGACAGGATCCAGATCGGAGTCATCGAAACTTGCATCGGTTTGTCCAGCCCCGATCGGGCGCCCGTGCAGTTGAGACGCACGTCTCTGTACTTCTGCAAGAGCTGCTTCGGGGTTGGTTCTCATCAGAGTCTCCATCTGCTGGGCGAACTCGATAGCGCCGGCATGCTGCTGCTTCAGCGAGTTCGCTTCCTGCAAACGTTTCTCTGCGGCAGATGCCATCTGTGCGCTGCGGCGCAAGTCGGCAACTGTCGTGTCCATTTCGCGGCCATCCACCTTCAAGCGGACGACTGCATTGTCTTGTGCGTAGTTGATCGGAGCTGCGGGTTGTTGCGGTTGTTCGCTCACGGGATCACCTCATATCCGGCTGCGGCTGCACGAGCGTTGGCTTCGCTGCGGCCTTGGTTCTGAACGGGGGACGCAAGTTCATTGGCACGTGTCTCGCCTTCGATCTGGGCACGCTTGGTGTCGCGAGGGCGACGCCACAGCCAACGAGGCTCAACCGTGAACGAACCAGGCTTGCCGGCGACCATAGATACCGGCAGGGTCGTACGCTGACCGTAGTAGCGCAAGCAGACTTGGCACACGACGTCTTCGTACCACGGAGCTTCGTGCTTCGGCTTGTAAGCCGAGTTCCACTCATTAGGCCCAACCACGCCACGATTGGGGTTGCTCTTCAGGTACACACCATGCGACGGTTGGCCTTCAGGGTGCGGAACGCGGCACTTGACGAAGAACGTGTAGATCTCGTTCTCCTTGGCCTTCTCTGCTTCAGTGCGCTCCTTGATCTCCTTGGTCGTCTTCTCGAGCAAGGACTCGACGTTGTACGCCTCGATCTCGTTCTCACCCTCAATGGGGAACAGAGGCGTTAGGCGTGCCGTGCTCTCAGCGACAGCAGCGCGGGATGACGACAGCTCCTTGAGCTGTGCGCCAATGGATGCAGCGTCAGCGTGTTCTTCACGCTTCATGCTGCGGGGTTTGATGGGGTTTGTTTCGGTCATAACTTAGAAAGTAGGTTGGGACGCTTGGCCTTTTTGGCCTGGGGTGCCTTTGACTGCTTCAGCCATTTGCATGGCTTGCATCTGGGCTTGCTGGATGAACATCTGATGCTTCTTCCAGTGGTCGGTGATGAGCGCCTGCGTCTGTACAGAGAGTCGCTTGAACTCTGGCGTGTACATGTAGGCGATGAGCACGGCGGATTCCTTGACGTGGTCTTCCCATTCCATGACGGGATAGCCTTCGTCGCCGTACTTCAGCGGATCCTTGATCATCTCTTGGATCTCGCGTTCTTGGTTACGCTCGGCTTGTAGTGTGCGCTTGATGAACTCGTCGCTCGTGTTGTAGTGCAAGCCCTTCAAGATCAACGCTCGTGTCTGATCGTCGAACTGTGGGTTGAACGCACCAGCCTGCAAGGCGTCGAGCATCTCTTCGCGGCCAGAGGCCACGGTGTCTGCAACCGACGGATTGCCAACGATAACAAAGTCGTTGAGCAGATCAGCGCCGCTGAACTCCTGCACAACCCACTCGTTGTCTTCGCCGAGGTAGCGCATCAAACGCTTCTCGCCGTAGTACAGCTTGCCGAGCGCAAGCGAGATCTTGCCGGCGTCGCGAACGGTACGCAGCGTGGACTTGCCTGGAACGGTTAGCGTGATGAAGCGCTCTTCGTTGATGGCACGCACTGCGCTGCCGGAACGGAGCTGGCCAGGCAGTCCTTCGGCGTTGATCTCGGATTGCGCAGCGGCCTTGTTGAGGTCGGCTTCGCACGTGTCCATGAACCGCGCAACATCCGGCGGGATCTGCGGCGGCGGACCATGCTGCACCTTGAACGAGGACACCTCGTTGACTTGGTAGATGCGACCACCGCCAACAGGCATGTTGTTCGTGTCGATGCCGGACTGATCGCCAACGTAGGTGTTGGGCAGACCGAACGTCTCCATGAACTGCATCATCACCGTGCGCGATGCGTTCAAGTAGTACTGCGGTCCAATCAAGTCTTCGACGAGCGACGCGCCCCAGAACCGGCCCATGTGAGGGCACCAGTCGTCCTTGACGTAGGGGATGTGCGCCCAGCCTGTACGATCAGCAGCGTAGGGGTTGTCGAGACCACCGGCGCGATTCAGGTTGAGGATGCGGCCACCGGCGTACACAACGCGCATACCCTTGGGGTATTGCTTGCTGGGGCGCTGCCAAAGCTCAACGTACTGCGTGCGCTTGCCGCGCTTGTCTTCCGGCTGTGCCCAGTCAACGAGCGACAGACCAGACCCGTTCGACATGAACGCGATGGCTTCTTCGTAGTTGCGCAGACCAGCGTCTGCTTCCATCGGCTGGATGTCTTTGGGGTCGATATCGAATCTCTCCGCGATGCGGTCGATGTCGACGTAGTGCTTCTCTGCGAACCACTGACATCCCATCATCTGCGCGTCGCGGCTGCTGCTATCCTGGAACGCGGCAAACGGCGACAGGACGCTAAAGCTGATATCGCCTGATGCATAGTCCTCGAATAGACCTGCTTGGTCTTTCTCTGTGCGCATAGCCTTCGTGAGCATCTGCTCAGGAATCACGCGCTTGGTTTGAGCATCGCTGAGATAGAAACGATCCGGCTCGCCCTTGAAAGGATCCCATTGGACCTTAAGGAACGAAGTGCCGCACACGGCCTTCCACAACGTGGCCATCGTGAGATGCCACTCGAAGTCCGTCACTTCGCGGATGTGGTCAAAGACCTTCTCCGATAGCTGCGCTAGTTCGCGGTCGCGGCTAGTGCCGGTGGGCGGACGAACGCGGAACTTCGCATTGACCGCGAGCACTTTCGCGCAGGCAGCGAGCGTGCGTGAGCGGATGAGGTTGATCTTGTACTGGATCGCTTCGTCGGGGTTATCGAGCGCAGCGTCGTAGAGCTTGCCCTGCTCGAAGAAGAAGCGTTGCTTTCCTGACCAGAAGGCGACGTTGGAGATCCACGACTCTTCGAGTGCGAGTCTTTCAAGACGTGATTCATGCAGACCGACACGCTTGTCGATCATCTGAATCAAGTCACCTTCGTTGGTATTGATCATCCCGCTCCTGCTGGGCGACGTGCCATGTATGCTCGCGCAATCGGCTCAGTCGAGACCTTCTCTCGATCTGTGATCTCCATAGCTCCAGCAACCGAAGCGGCTTGTGGCTTCTCTGAGAGCGCGAGCATCGCTTTCATAAGGTCGCGATTCTGCTCTGCCAAGCGTAGGTTTACGCGCACAAGTGACCAGCACACTGCCACAATAGGCAATGCGCACATCAGCGCGGTCATCACCAACACTCCGAACTCCCAGCCATTCAACATGTCAGTTGCCATTGAAGAGACGCCTTTTCGGTCGTGGCGCAGATTGACGTTGGTCGTACCGCGCCCAGTAGCGTTCTGATTCCGTCTTAGGCATTGCTGGCTCAGGACGCAATAGGCCACGTGTCCATGACTGATCACGGACAGCGAGTGCAATGCCATATGCAATTACCATGTCATCGTGACCGCGAGACTCCATCTCGCCCTTGCCGTTCCAGCGCTGATCGCGCAATTCGTACAGCAATTCCTCGTCATAGATGACACAGTTGTCATCGAACGCACGCTTGATGCGGTCGATGAGAAGAGGCTTGGTTGTGCTGTTTGTGTGCCAGCCAAGCACCTCGGAAACTTGTTTGGAAATCGTGTCTTGGCGCTGGCGCTTGTAGATCTTCTTGTAGCCCTTGTTGATGGCTTCCATGCAAGCGGTGTAGCCGTGGGCTGAAGGATAGGTCTCGAACGCGAGCAGCGCTTCGTTGTAGTACCACGACAGCCAGGCGCACTTCGGCCCCCACACGTGCGGGTCATCGCGCTCTTTCCAGCGTGCGACCATCTCGCAGGTTTCGCCTTCGATCACAACTGCAACGGCAAAGTCACCTCGAGCAAGTCCGCCGGCGGTGTCGGACGCGCACACATACTTGCGGCCCTCTTCAGGATCTTTCCAGATCTGAAGTCCTCCGCGTGCGTAAGGCTCGAACTTGAAGTTCATTGAGCTTCCACTCTCATGCTGCCGACGAACTTGGGTTGATTGTCGCGAGCCTTCGCGAGCAAGTAGTCGATCTTCTCGATGTCGAACACAGGCCGTCCAGTTGACATGAACGCGAGCTGTGGGCGCGAAGGATACTCTTGGTTGAACAGCGCGAGATCGTTGGCGATCTCTTTGTCTTGGATCTTCTGCCGGCGCCACAGCAGTTGATCGATGCCAACGCTTTGCAGGCCAACGTTCATGCGCACGAGCTTGGACTTCTTTTCAGGAGCGCAGGTCTTGATCGTGAATGACCCGTCTGCGTTGAACACCAGCTTGCGCCCTTGTTTGACCACCACGCTCACCCACTTGTCAGCAGGCGTGAAGCGGCGGATGTAAGTTTGCTTGACAAGCCAGCGCTCTTCTTCGTCGAGCGATGCGTTCACTTGCTCGAGGAGCTTGGCGGGGATCTCGCGATTGGATCCGTACGTGCGCGTCCAGCGGTACTCGTCGTGTTCCCACCAGGCGAAGAAGACGGCGTGCCACGGATCGTTGCGCTCTAGCAGGTTGACGTCGCGCTGCTTCCACGCACGCCAAAAGTCATCACGGAATTTCCCTTGGTCGCCATTCGCGGTGGACTCGTCGAATCCGTACGTACCTGGCAATGTAGGCAGAGAGGCCATCACACCAGCTTGCTTGCGTTCTGCGTCGGGCCAGTGCGCGGTTTCTGACAAATGCACCATTGTCCTCGTTCCGCCCCGCCCTGGCTCTGGAGTTTCTGCGGACGTTACGTGGATCTCGCCTCGGATCGGGTCTGTCCATACAAGTGAGCTGGTTGCTTTGGACTTCATCTTGAAGTCCCATGTCACGGGTTCGTTGGTCTGCTGGTTGTACGTCTTGACCATGGACGTACGAGCGGTATCTGCGATTTGCAGCAAGAGCTTCGAGCGGTCTTTGTTGTCGGCGATGATCAGTCCGCGAAAGTTCTTCTCGCGCAGGAGCTTCTCGAACATGCACGCCTGCACGTACGTGGAGAAGCCCATCTGGCGAGCTTTGAGGATGATGATGCGCACCGGCACACCGGCCATCTCCATCTGCATGATCCACGACTCAAGCCGGCGCTGTGCGCGGTTGAGCTTCAGTGGATGGATCTTGCCGGCCTTGTCGCGGATGGGGAAGTAGCGCTCAATCCACTCACGGCGCGAGAGGCGCGTGCGCACAAGCGACACGCCTGACTCCGAGCGAACGAACTCAGGCGCGGGAGCGCTGTCACCGTAGACACCGAAGTTGCGATCAAACAGCCCCGAGTACAGGTAGTTGTCACGTACCTGCACATCCTCGCTGGTTTCGTCAACGCGCTTTTGCAGCGCGGAGAGATCGGCAGCTTTGGGTGCTTTGAACGCCACGTGTCACTTTTGGACGGTCTGCTGTAGCGACTGGGCACGCTCGAACATTGAGTTGATCATCGCGGCCATGCGACCATCAATCTCTGCGATGCCACTGAGCATCTGGTCTACCTGTTCATTGAACTGCTGCGTGGCCTTGCGGCGCTCTTCCAGCAGATCAACGATGGCGGACACATGCTGCGAGCGAGCAAGTGAGTTGAAGCGGTACGAGCGGCGGTTGCGCTCGCGTGCTTTGTTGAGGTGGTACTCGCACATGCGTGTGTCATCGTGCACCGGCTTGGCGCACTGCACGCACTTGCCGCCTTCCTTCATGCGCTGACGATATTCGCGCATGTACTGGCGGAGGCGTTCACGACGGTCGAGGTCAGAGATTTGTGTGTTGTTGCTCATTGGACT